GGTCGCCGGGTCGTAGGTACCCTTCGTGATGACGTGGCTCTTGCTGAGTTTCCGGCTGCGGAGGTATTTCATCGCTCGCTCCCTGGAAGGGCTTCCCCGGGGCGTCGTGTTTCCAAGGCCCCGGGGGTCGCCACAGTGGTGGGCTCTCTCGCCCTTCACGTTCCCCTTTTCAATTCCTCGCTCAACAAGTCAGGCGGCATCTGCGCCTTGACCGTTTCCAGTACAGCTTCCATGGCCGCGATCTCGTGCTCGGCCTTCGCCTGGGTCAGCCTGCCCGCGGTCACCCACAGGGGATAGAGTTGCCGGCGGAGGCGCAGCTCGCGGACGACCGCCGCAACTTGCTGCTCGATGGTGATGACGGGTGCGTTCACAGGATCAACCTCGGGTCGATTGCTGCGACTTCCGGGCTCGGGCTGCGGACGCTTACTAACTCGCGCGCGAACCGCTGGTGCTGATAGGGCGCCGCGCTCTCGGGCACGGCAATCCTTGTGATGTAGCAATGCACGGGCACGCCGTCGTCCGTGGTGCCCTCCCAAATTCTCGCGGGAATCTCGCCGCCCTTCACGATCAAGGTGACGATCTTGCTCGTGCTCTCGATCGTGATCTTCATCGCCCGCTCCTCCGCGAGGTCTCGGTGACCTTGAGCTTGCAGCCGCCGATGTTGAAGGCGTCCTTCATCGCGATCGCCTGCGAACGCAGCGCACTCCTGTTGCCTTGGATCAGATTGCGGTACTCCGGGTGGGCGATCTTCGCCGTCTGCCAGCCCTCGCCAAGCACGATGAATGCGGCGAGCCCGAGCACGTCGATCTCATCCTCGACGTCGTAAGTCGTGACGCTGGCGAGCCCCTGCACCTTCTGCACTGGCGGCAGCACGACCGCCGGCATCGCAACGCCAGCCTCGATTACGGCAGCCTGCGCACGGACCTCGCCTGCCTCGATCTTGTTCTCCGCCTGCACGGCGAGCTTCGCGGCTTCGCCGACCTTTCCCGCTGCTGCCGCTGCTGCTGCCTTGCGCTGCAGCTCCTCGGCCTGCTTGGCGGCTTTCGCGCGCTCTTCCGCGGCCTTCGCTTCGGCAGCGGCTTGCGCTCGGCGGTTGTCCTCCTCGATCTTCGCCTGCGCCTTGCGCCGATCCTCCACAATCTTGCGCTGCCGCGCAGCGGCCTTCTCCTTGTAGATAGCGGCAATCTGCTTCCAGCGCGCCTGCGGTCCGCGAAACCAGCTCTGCACCTTCTCCCGGCCCTCGTCGAACGGCTTGACCAGTTCCTTGCGCATAGCCTCAAGCTGATCGTGCCGCGCCAGTGCGTCGTTGACCTCGTCGGACGCGACCTGGAGCATGCTGCCATCATCGTCGTCAGGAATCGTGAACTCGGTGGCGATCGCGAGCGCCCGCTCAGATGGCGCCAAGTTCACCGGGAAGTTGCTGCGCTCGATATGGATTACTGGTGGTTCAAGTGCAACGTCGATCGTTTCAGGCATGACGGAGTCCTTTCCAGTTGAGCAGCGAGAGCGCGGCGCAGAACACGGTCCAGTCAGCGGCGTCCTTGTACGGGACTAAGCTGTACGTGCCATCGGCTTGGAGATAGAGGCCGAAGCGCGGCAGTCGCGCCGTTGCTTTCTTCGCGCGGCCATAACCCGCTGTCTGTGGGCCAGTCGCGCGCTGCTCGTAGCCGGTCTTGAAGTCGATGACGCCATCCTTGCCGCCGACATCGCCGAGAAAATCCCGCGTGCCGGCATAGCGCAAACCGGCGTGGTAGACCATGTGCTCAATCTGCGCTGGCACCAGCCGCAGATCGCGTCGCGCCCGCCAGTACGCTTCGAGATACCCGCCGAGCAGCGGATCGACCGACGCTTCATCCAGTTCACCCAGCCAGTCGAGTTCGATGAGCTTGTGCACGATCCGGCCGCGTTCGCGCGCCTGTAGGAGCTGGTACGGGTTCGCGTCGCCGAAGTCGTACATGCCCGCCGCTTCAAGCGCCAAGGTGACGTTGGGCACCCACACGCCCCGGTGGTAATACGTGTGGGTCTTCTCTTCGAAGGTGAGCAGCGGATCATCGGCGACGGGCATGGGGCTAGTGCGGCATGCAGGCTTGGTCGCAGTAGGTCACTGCGCAGTGCGTGCATTGGAAGTGCAGATGGTCGGGTTGATCGTCCAGAGCGAAGATGCAGAAGTGCTGGCTACCGCAGTCGCACACCAGCGCCAGAGCGGCGTGTTCTTCTCCCGCATTCGGCCCGGTGCGCGCGACGACCGTGGTGTGGACGGCTTTCACGGCTGCAGCGCCAGTTCGCCCGAGGCCGTCGACGGCTTACCGGTCGGCTGCTGCGCGTGCAGGAGCATCGCCTTGCAGTCGTCCTTCGTGAGCTGATGACCGGCCGGAAACTTTGCCCAATCAAGTTCGCGCTTCCAGGTCGAGCCCGCTTCCTCGATCTTCTTGGAGAAGTGGGCAATCATGCCCTCGTTCGCCAACTCAACCTTCGCCGGCTCGGGGTTGCCTTGGGAGGCGGTCGCTGCGGTCCTCGCCGTCGCAGTGGTCCCAGTCGCAGCCCCGGCCGTCGAAGTCTTGTCCTTCTTCGAGCGCGGCTCCTTGTAGCCTTTCTTCTTGTCGTCGCCGCCAGCGCCTTCGGTCTCGTCAACAACCTGCTCAAGCACCTTCTTGCTCAGGTCCTCGAGGTCCTGCGCGAACACGTCGCTCGCCGCGAGCGCATTCAGCGTCATCGCGATCATCGCCCGCTTCGCCGCCATCTTGAGCAGCGTGTTCTCCTCGTCTGCCGTCTCCGCGCGGATCTGTTTGATCTCGTACTCGGCGCGCTTGTCCTTGTCCCAATAGAAGTCGATGCGACGCCGCGCTGGATCCGTGTTGTCGAACTCCTTGTTGCTGTAGGTCCGGCGCCACTTGTACTTCTCTTCCATCGACGAGCAGGAGCCGATGCCCTCGGCGACGATCCGCCCGCTTCCCTGGTGCACGCCGACGCACTTGACGCGATAGCGCACGCCATCGTCGAAACGGTCTTCGATCACTTGGGGATACGTCGGCGCGATGTGGAACGCGACGCACAGCGATTCGGCACCGGGCTTCCAGAGCGAGGGCTTCTTCACACCGGGAATGATTCCGTAGTGCACGTTCTCGATCATCACCCGCGCCATGATCTCCTTGATGCGCTTCGTCTGATTGAGGACCTCGTCGACCGTCGCGACGGCCGTGCCGTGGTACTCAACAACTGCGGTGCCGTTCTCAGCCATTGGCTTTTCCTTCATCGTTGAGGATTTCGTCGACCCACTCGGGCGGCTTCGGCCCTTCCGGCTTCGGCTTGTGCACGTGGATCTGGTAGGTCATGTCCTTGTCGTCGATCCTCAGGCACTCGCCAGCCAGTTCAGGCTGTGCGGCGGCGATCGCATCAAAGAACTTCGATTTATCTGCTGCGAGGGCCTCGTCAGCTTCGTATATCGCTGCCACCAGCGCCTTGGCGACGACATTCAGCGCCTCCCGCCTTTTCCTGAGTGGCTCGCTGTCGGCCATCGCGGCGCGCACGATCGCCTTCGCCGCGTCGTTCAACGGCCGCTTCTCCGACCACCGCACATCTTCGTGGCCCGATACGATCGAACCGAAAAGTGCGGCGATTGGATGCGTCATGCTGCCGCCCTGACCTTGACCGTTCGCGGCTTGCGAACGCGCTTCTTGCGGACAGTTACCTCAACGAGAATATCTTCGGGGATGCCGCTCGCTTCAGCGTCGAACTCGGTTGCCCCTACCTGGGATTGCACGAACGCCTCGCAAGCGGCGGCGACCTCTTTCGCGTCAAGCCGTGCCGTCAGGAATTTCGCCATCATCGTTTCACGCCTCCTTCTTCTTGAGCTGCTTCACGTTGCTCGGCCTTGGCTCCGGTTCAGCCGGCGGCGGATCCTGCAGCCGCAATTCGCGCCGGATGCGCGCGAAGGTTTTCCGGATGTCCGTGTCGACCGATTTGGTGTAGCGGAACGAAGGATCGAGAATCGACTTCATTCGGCCCTCCGAACGAACACTCGGTCTTTGCCGATAGCGCGCCTGGCGACCAACATCGCGTCGGCGATCAGGTAGCAATGCTCGGCAACCTCATTAATGTGGCCGAACTCACGGCCCTCTGTCTCCGAAGCAAGCACACCGACCAGTGCCAGCCCCGCCATTTCGTCGCGGAGGCGAACCTCGGCCAGCGACCGCTTCACCGCTTCTGGTGCTTTCAGTCGACTGCTACTCCCTCTAGGCTTCATGTTCGCCTCCACATTCGACGGACGAAGTCACGCACGGTCTTCGGCTTGGGCTGCGCCATCCGCCGACATACGTTGATGAGCGCAAGCCGTACCTCGTCCGGAGTGACATCGGGGAAGCTATCCAGGGCTTCCGCGACCACGTCCGGCGTGGCGTGCAGGAAGATATTGACGCGGTGCGTCACCGCTGCTTCTCCATGACGATCGAGCCCTTGCCGGCGCAGCCCGGGCAAGGGACATCGAGTTCGCTGCCGCGATAACCGTCGGCGACTTTGCCGCGCCCCGCGCAGATGCCGCAGACGACGTCCTCGTATTCGGTCTTCGGACCAAACGAATTGACGATGTCGTGCAGGTTGCGTTCGGCGGGTGTCACGCGTAGTCCTCCGGATCGCAAGCGCACTCGCGCTCGCGATAATCGAAGTGCTTGCTCAGGTCGTGCTCGTTTTCCAGCACGCGCTCGGCGCGGTAACGGTCGGAAAAGCCGAGGCAGTCTCCATGCTTCACGGCTCTGGCGAGGCGGTACTCGCCGGACTGTTCGAGCTTGTCGGCCAGTTCCTGCCGCTCCCAATAGGAACCAAAGCGTCCTTCAATGCGGGTTCCGCAGCTCACGCGTAGTCCTCGGGATCGAAGGCGTCCATCGCGGCGTTGAAACCGTCGGGATCGCCTGCGGTGTAATTCCAGTCGCTGATAACGTCGATGCCGTTGCCGAGGATCAGTAGGACGCCGTGGTCCGGCTCGACGAAGCCAACAGGGCCGCGCTTCCAGAAACGGAGCGACGCCTCGTCCAGGCTGAAGATCAGTTCCATGCTGTCGCGGGTTCCAAAAACGGTCGTCTCGGTCTCGCCGTCGAACACGTTGCGCGGCTCGAACCCGGCGCCGTGCAAATGCGCGATCAGGTTGCACACGATACGGCGCTCCAGCTTGCCCTGCGGACTCGGTTTGCCGAGTAGGTTGTCGATGTCGAGTGCTGGCGGTTGCAGGATGGTGGTTAGGTTGTTCATCGCTTCCCTTTCATCACAGCGTCACGTTGATCGCGACGTACAGCGGGGCAGCGCCGCCGCCCTCGATCGTGACTGGTTGCGCGGCGCGCAGCGGTAGTTCTTGTCCGTCGTCGTCGCAGACCGCGGTTACCGGCAGGTCCTGCGAGAAGCGACTCAGAAGCTCGATCAGGTCGTGGACGGTCATGATTGCTCCGCAGCGGCGAGCGCGGCGCCGACAATCTCGGTCATCCGCGCTGTCCGCAATTCGCCACTGCATTGGACCGCGCGCAGCGCCGCGACGAGCGCGTCGTGCGAATTGCAGGCGCGGACGATGATTTCCGGTACTTCTGGCGTCTCAGCTAACGCACCGGGTAGAAAGAGGACGATGCGACCATCTGTGCCGCGAATCGTGCCGTCGGTGTAATCGACATACCACGGCAGCGTCGGTGTGCGCTGCGCTTTGGCGGTTGCGGTGGTCATCGTTTGCCTCTCTTGCGCTTCGCGCGCTCGTTAGCCTTCGTCTCGGCAGCCGCCTCTTTGTAGATCGTGTCGGCGAATTTGTAGTACCAGCGCCGCTCGCCCTTGAGCCGGAAACCGCACACTCCATCGGGCGTCACCATGACGATGACCGGGCGTCGCTTGCGCGCGCTGAACACGGTCGTTTCGGTTTCGCGGCGGACCTTCGAGCCGGGCTCGCCCCATTTCTTGCGGACCGGTTTCTTGCGGGTCGGTGCCGGGCTCATGAGGGCAAGCATACTTACCATCCACGGCGCTTGTCAAGTATGCTTGCCATCGCGGGCAAAAAAAGGCCGGCCAGCGGCCGGCTCTCGGTCCTAACTCGATGAATTATCTTTGGCGCTGGTCCTGAATTATGGTCGTCGGTGGCGGTTGATACTCAGGACGCCGTAGATCGCGATCACCAGCGAGCAGGCACTGGAATGTAACGTCGACATTGCCCGCGCCCATGCGCGTCGTGCTCTGGCCGGATATATTGGTGACGACGATCTCCCTACCCGCCGCGGTGCAGTAGTCGGAGGCCTGAGTCAACGCCAACTGCTTCGCTCCTACGACGCCGCCGCGAGCTGGAGCCGCCGCAACACTGAGCGTGTACGTGTCCGGACCCATCTTCAGAACCCCGCTCGACATCGCGCAGCCCGTGACCATGATGAAACATGCAAGTGTGGTGAACCTCATCGACTGCCTCCTCTCAGCGCTTGTCTGTGGGTTTCGGTCGGATGTGCTGCTGCCTTAGCTGCTCTCTCACGCTTCCAAGATAGCGGTGGAAGTCATCGAGCCGCGACGGGTCGACCGGAGCGGTAAACGCAAACGGCACCGCTCGCGCGGCCTGTTCCGCGGTCTGAATTTCCTCGGCAATATGCTGGCGCAGCGCCATCGGCAGAGCGGCGACTCGGGTCCCGAGCGCCGTGTCCGGCGCGCCAGGGCGACCGGTGGCGAGCTCGCGAATTGACATCCGCAACGCGTCGGCGCAGGCGACCAAGTTTTCCGGCTTCAGACCCTTCGTGTCGCCATTCTCCCATTGCGAGACCGCCGCTCGACTCACCTTCACGAACTTCGCGAGTTGCCCCTGTGTCATCCGCAGTTCGGCGCGTCGCTTCGCGATCCGCTCACCGATGGAAGCCATGCAGAGCAGGGTAGCGAACGGCGAGTCCAGTATGCTTGACACCATGATGCAAGCATGCTTACCATTCGGGTGGGATGCTGAAGTCACAAGCGATCACGCTTTTTGGTGGCGCTCCACAGCTCGCGGAGGCGCTGGGCGTCACGCGCCAGCGTATCTACCAGATGCCGAAAAAGCTGCGCCCGTTCGAGGTAGATCGGGTCGTCGGTGCGGCACTTCGCCTCGGAAAGATCAAGAGAGCCGAAGACATCGCGAACATAGGGCGCGCAGCTCATGGCTGAACTCTCGCCGGTTCCCCATCCCCGGGTCATCCCCGAACAAGGGGACGGAACGGGGGCGCCCCGAAACCTACTGCGCGAGCGCTTGCTTCAGGCCAGCCGCGAGGCCGTGCAGGAGTCGTTGGGGAAGGGCTCGACGTGGTGTCGCGACGTTCTCAACGGTGAAGCTGGAATACGGCTCGACGATCTACCGGCGTTCGCGCGCGCACTCGGCGTGAAGTGGGTGTCGGCCGAAAAGGTCTGTGTGGATCCGGACATCGCCAAGGCTTACGACGCCATCGTTCGGAAGAAGACGACCGAGCGTTCGCTCCTGTTCGACGACGCGGAGTAACGCGTCGTGGCCTGCACCCACCCGCGCTTCGAAACGTACAAAGCGGCCCTGCAGGCGCGGCCCTGTCGCGATGGACTGGTCTCCCGCGCCGCGTACTGTCCGCGCTGCCGCGGCTACCACGTCGCCATGCTGCGGCCCGCTGAACTCGTCCCCGGCAACGAATTCCACCGCGGGAAGCGGGCGCGGCCCGAGATCGTCGACGAGGAGGTCGCTACGTGACCCCGCTACCGGTCGCCGAGTCCTACGAGGATCACCTGGAGCGGCTGCTCACGTCGTTGCGCACGCGCGCCGTCGTGCGGCAGGACCACGAGCTCGACGACGCCTACGCCGAGCGACCGCTGCGCTGGCTCCTCTCGCTCTGGCGAACCTACCGCAGCTTGCGGGCAATCGGCGGCTTGAGCCGCCTGCACTGCGCGCGCATCGCCCTCGGCGCGGCCTAGCTCCAGACTGTGACCGCCGCCTACCGCGTCACCGCGCATGATCGCCATGGCATCGAGGTCCTCCTTGGCGTCTTTGAGGCTCGCGGGCCAGCCACCGCGATCAGCATCGCGTGTCGTTGCCACTCTGGCTGCACCAATTTCGGCACGCCAAGCGCTCGGCGAACCTTCCGCTTCAAGGCCACCCCAGCGCCACTCGTTTTCCCGCGCCATGCGCAGGTGGACGCAGCAGGATCTTGATGGCCTCGCCGCCGGCAAGCCGCCGGGCAGGGTGCCCAAGGTCCGGCTCGAGCGCGATGTCTCACGGGAAGGGCGCCGGTGGCTGAAGCGTCACCCGGCTGTCCAGATGGTCTGGCGGGTCAACAGCGGGGCGCACATGCGCGGCAAGCGCTTCATCCGCTACCACACGATCCCCGGCATGTCCGACGTGTGGGTGCTGCTCAAGCCGCACTTCGGCACCGTGATGGTGTTCATCGAGTGGAAGCGCCCAGGCAAGGAGGCCAGGACCGAACAGGCCGCGTTCCTCGAATCCATGCGCGAGCGGGGCCACATCGCCTTCGTCGCAACGTCGGAATCGGCAGCGTGGGAGCAGTTGAGCGAGGCGTTGCGGGCCCGGAAAGGAGGGTGGCGGCATGCCTGACCGGGTTATCCGCGAAGAACTCCTCGAGTCCGACCCCTACCTCGGCCTGAAGGACAACGCCGATCGACTCTGCTTCCTGTCGTGCATGCTGCGCTGCGACACCCTCGGCAACCTGCCGGCCAGCCCGACTCGTCTGCTTCGAATGTGGCGTGATTGGGGTGTGGCCACCGAGCAACTCGTCGCCAAGAGCCTGACGGAGCTCGTCGAGGCCAAGCTGGTGCTCCTCTATGAGTTCGACGGCAAGCGCTACCTCCACATCCCGAAATTCCGCCAGAACAGGCGTTACCTCGGTCGCCTCTGGCCACTCTCACCATTCAATACTGATGCCGAACACCAGCGGGTCGCGAAGCTCAGACCAGACCACCCTGGCCTGTGGATAAGTAGGCCTCCGCCGACGAAGTCCGCAACAAGTGCGGCACGTCGCAAGTTATCCACAGGAAAATCACAGGCGACTTCTTCGAAAAAACAGCCAGTTGCAAAAAAATCACATGCGGTGCACGGTGAACCTCCGCTTGGTGTAGGTGTTGGTGTTGGTCTTTCCGTAGGTTTTCACGCGAACGACGGTCGCGCTTCGGCGGAACGTCCAATCCCCGGGATAGACATCCCGGAAGGTCAAAAGCAAACCCTCACCCAAGAAGAAAACCGCCAGCGCGCCGCAGCGCTCGTGGCTGCGGTGCTCAAGCCGGTACCACCGAAGTGACCGCCGCCGCCCTGAACCTGCGCCGGGTGGCGATGCGGAAGGTGCACCTGGCGCGCACCGCGCAACGCAACGCCGCAACAACCGAAGATGCGCGGCTACTATGGAACTCCGAGATCATGCAACGCGAGAGAGCCGGCGAGGGCACGGCCTTCATAAACCGTGACACAGGCTGGTACTTCCTGATTCAGCATCCAAAGTCGCCGCCAACACGCCGGTTTTGGTCCTGGGGCCCGTTTCTGCCATGACCTGCGTCACCTTCAAGCTCAACGACGCCGGGATGGCCATCCTGTGCGGCAGCTTCCCCAAGCCGAAGCCGCTGTTCTTTCACCGCACGTCCAGCACGTCCTGGCAGGCTGAAGACCTGATCATCGCTAGGGTGCGGGTGGACGACGTCGTCAGCTACGAGCTGCGCCGCGACAACAAGACCATCGCCGGCCAGTGGATCGGGAGGTTCGATACCCCGCGCGCCGCGCGCGCCGCGGCCGAGCAGTGCAGGGCGGCATGATCCGGTTTGGCAATTTATCCCTCCCCGCCGAGGTCGCGGCTGACGTGGCTCACATCCTGTCTTGGTGGCCGAGGGTGCTTTACGAAAAGCGGCTGCGCGAGATTCACTTTCAATGGCACCGCTGGTGCGTCGTGGTGTATCTGGCGTGAAACCGCTCACCTCAATTCGTGCATTGCCTGGTCGCGACTCGCTGTGGTCGCAACGAATCCGACAAGCGCGGTCGGCGCTGCTCGTGGCACTGCATGGACGGGCGCACCGAAGGGCACAGATGGTCGCTGGCGACCTCGAGTCACTCGCGGCCCTGTCGGCAGACAACGCCCTGGAGGCAGCGGCCAAGGTTGCCGAGTACCACGGCTGCGTTACCGTCGCGGCCGAGATCCGAAGCCTGAAGATCGGGCCAGCGTGAGCGAGCAGCAGGGATTGTTCACGTTCGTCTGAAGCTCACCAATGCACAAATCTGTTCTCTACAACCACATGAATCTAAAATAAAAAATAAGTGAGGAAGCGCACATATAGACCCTGAAGGCGTGTATATCATGAAGTTGTCCCCCCGCGTGGGGACCCGCCTTTGTTTGCCCGCGGCCACCGAGCCGTGATGCTTCGGCGGCACGACGCTCCAATGCGCCGTACTTAGGAATCATGCAGGAGACGACCGTAACGGTCGGTGCACGGCGCGTATCCCTGATCGTCATCAGGGGCGGCACTGACCGTAACGGTTCGCCGGGACCCGAGCGAGTAGAGCTACGCGTTCGTGGGCTCCCCACGACCATCATCGCGTCAGCAGGTTGTCAGCATGGCTGACGTCCTCGCTGTCCCTGGTACACGTCGCGCGTTGCGCGAGCTCGTCGACGGCACGATCCGCGTCCAAGTTGATATTCATCCGCTGCACTGCGCGGATTTTCACAAGCTGTTCCCTAAGATCGACATGGGTGTTGCACTCGCCCCGCTGGCTGTCGGCGTCGGAATCGCGCACCCCGGGAAGCAACAACCCACCGGTCCACCGTGGGATCCGTTCAACCAAGGTGCGAAGTGAACGTCCGCGATCGCAGTCTGCTTGACCTCGCGCACCGCATCCACGAGTGCACGAACTGCCGGCGCTACATGCCTCACGGCTGCTCGCCGGCGCACCAGAACGGCATCGAGGCCGGCAAGGGCCAGAGCATCAAGGGACAGGACAATCGGCACGCCGCGCTGTGCGACGGCCCCGGTGGTTGTCACCCCTGGTACGACACCGGCAGCGGCGCTGACCCGAGCTTGCGCTACGCGAGCTCCAAGGTGGAAAAATTCGAGATGTGGGTCCGTGCGCACCTCGCCACGTTCGACCTGTACTTTGCGAACGGCTGGATCATTGTGGCCAGATACCGGGAGGCAGCATGCTCGTGACAGTCGATGAAGCAGTTGGCAACAAGGAGCGCGGTCTCGAAGCGATGCAATGCCGCGCGGTGCCGCTGATGCTGGTGCCGATGAGCGCTCCGGTTGGCCTGGCACTTCCACCGCAGCAGCAGGCGGTCGGTTACATCGCGGCATCGTGCGTCGGCCCGAAGTGCATGCACTGGTGTTGGCTCGACGACAATAAAACGCCGGCGGTCGAGCGACGCGGTTTCTGCGGGCTCTCCGGTTTCGGACCGTGAACCCCTTGGCCTACGCCGACCCTTGGGGCAATTGCGCGCAGTCAGCAACGCGGTGGGCCTATGCGTTACTTGCCTCCTCGGGTGGGGTGCCGTGCGTGCTCGGCAACCTGCGCAGCGGCAGCCGGCCGCGCGCCGAGCTCAACCGCCTCGACCTCCGCGCCCAGGCCGCGCAGATCCGCCGCATCGTCGAGCGGCTCGACAATCCGATCGCCGCAGCGTACCTCTGCGCCATCTACCTGCCGAAGCCGCTCAAGGAGCGCCAGGCGGGCGGCGGCATCGTGTTCGTCGACTACTTCGGCGCCGAGCGGCGTGCGGCGATCGAGCAAATCGCCCGCTGGCTCATGGTGCAGGGGCGCGGCAGCGGCACCTACCGCATTCGCGGCTACATCGAGATCGTCTCTGAATTCTGCCTCGGGTACAGCACGATGCGGGTGATCGCCCGCTACTTGAAGATCGACAACAACAAGGCCAAGGAAGTGCGCGACGAATGCCGGAAGACGCTCCTCGACCTCGACAAGCTGGCGCACCTGCTCGCCGATGACCGGCTGGCTAGCGCGGGACTGATCACATGAAAACCGACCAAACACTACGCGACCACATTCGAAAGTCCTACCAGCACGACTACGCGGTTGGGTTGATCTGCGACGATGCCAACCTCGCTGTCGCGGCAATCGGGTGGATCCGCCGGCACGCTATCGACTTCTCCGACATGTCCGAAGCGCTGCGTGCAGCGGTCGACGCGCCACCGTGTTACTACGGCGTCCACGGCCACCGTGATCGCGACGACCTCTACGGCCGTCTCGACGACCTCGAGTCCTGCCTTCGGGGCGCGCTTCGACCGCGATGATCCGCAAGCCGCGCCCGCCGAAGCCGCGCTCGAGCACGCAAGTGGACGAAAGCGGCAACAAGTTCATCGCGCCTTCAGGTGGTGCGATTGCGGGCTACTGCGCGCCGTGTCAGCGCCGCACGTACTTCTCCGGCGGGAAGTGCTTGCGGTGCGGTGGCAAGGTGCACCCGTGATGACGCTTGAAGAGTTCCGGCGCTTGATCGCTGTGCTCGGCGAACCCGAGCCTGATCCGCTGCAACTCGACTACTGGCTCGGGTATCCTGGCGGAGCCTTCGTGTACGTGAGGGTGTGGGAACCGACTCACGACGCCTGCACCGATGTTGAGGAATTCAACCTTTTCTCGTATCCCGCACCGAGATTCACAGCGTGAACCGCCGCTCCTTCTTCGCCCGGCTGCTCGGGATCGCGGCGATACCGGTCGCGGGCAAGGTCGCGGCGATGCTACCGGCCGCAGAGTGGACCGAGGAGCTGTACGACGCCTCCAACGTCTCGGTGACCTCGATCGCGCGCGGGTTGTGGCCGACGATCGGCTCGTACCGCGAGTACGTCGATCTGCGCACGCTGGTGCGTGCACATCTTGATCGGTGGCTCAACGATGAGTTCGACCGGGTCTTCTATGAGGCGCTAACCACGAATAAACCCCTTGCATTCCCCGCCAGAACGCCTATAACTCGAAAGTTCTAGGCTTCACAACTGCATTCATTGATGGCTCCGGACCCGCGCAAGCGGGTTTTTTTACGCCCATCGTGCCCCGGACTGTCCCTCGCCGGCGCCGCGGTTCCTCCTCCTACCGCGCTCTGCGCTGGACCAACGAGGGGCAGCCCGATGCGGTCGAGCCAAGCTCCACATCAACCCCACGGAGATCCAGAGACGATGGCGACTTTCGGAATGGTCAAGAAGCGCGGGCAGAGCCGCACGAATCGGCGCGGTCAGTCGGCAAGCGTTCGCGGCACCAGCGGTCTCCCCGACATGCGCAAGAACCCCGAGCGCGTCCCGGCGGGCAACACCGCCACCGTGAGCCGCGGCCGCATCGCCAACCTGGGCAAGTTCGCCCACGGGCTCAAGCAGCGATGACCTACATCGTCCAGCGCGGCCGCGCCGACGACCCGCAACGCGTGTTCATCGACGCCATCCTCCACGCTGGCTGCACGGAGATCACCACGATCGAAGCCGCGAGTTGGAAGGACGCCAGGGAGAAATATCAATGGCTCGGCTGACCAAGCGCGCTCGCGACGCCATCCCCACATCCCAGTTCGCTGGGCCCAACCGCAGCTTCCCGATCGAGGACGCTGCGCACGCCAAGGCGGCAATCATGCTGTCGGGCCATGCTGCGAACCCCGGCCAGATTCGCGCCCGAGCCCGCGCCAAGCTCGCGCAGTACCGTCGCGGCAAGAGTGGCTACTAAAGCAAAGCCGCACCTGGCCTTCGCCAGCGGCGTCTGGTGGTGCATGGGTCCGGAGACCATCAGGGCCGGTTACAACAGGGCTGACGCTTACCAGCGTTGGCAGGGCCACATCCGCCCGCCGAGAGACACGTGGGGCCTGCGAGCACCAGAGCGTCCAGCACGTCTGATATGTCGCTAACAGCCAAGCAGGAAGCATTCGCCCAAGCGGTCGCGCACGGCAGCAATGCCAGTGAGGCGTACCGGCAGGTATTCGGTCAAAGGCGCTCATCGGACAAGACCATCAACGAGCAGGCGTCGCGGCTGATGCGCAAGGTACACGCAAGGGTTACCGAGTTGCGCGCGCCGGCGCTCCTCGCGGCCGAGCACACCATCCTGGTGGACCTCAAACGCACCATCTTCGAGAGCGCACGCGTCGGCTTCTCCGACATTCGCAAGCTCTTCGGCCCTGGTGGCCGGCTGCTCGACCCGCATGAGTGGGACGACGACACCGCAGCGGCGGTGGCCAGCGTGGAGCGCGTCGCGCTCTTCGGCAAGGGTACCGACGGTCTCGGCCAGATCGGCTACACGACCAAGGTGAAACTGTGGAACAAAGGAGAGGCGCTCGACACGCTGATGAAGAACCTCGGCGGATACAAGCGCGACAACGAGCAGAAGAAGGACGTCCTCGCCGATCTGCCGTACGAAACCTTGAAGATGCTGGAGCGCACGCTCAGTGGCCTTGTTGAGCGACGAGCTCTCGCTGCTCCCATTGGAGGCGCAGTCCGACCTCCTCGGGCGCGTGCGAAGCAAGCTCGAGCGTAACAAGCTCTTTGATCTCTACCCCGACAAGGGGCCGCTAAGGCGCGAGCTCTACCCGAAGCACCAGGCATTCCTCGCCGCCGGCCGGACGCACAGCGTCCGCATGATGATGGCGGCCAATCGCGTCGGCAAGACCGAGGGTTGCGCGCTGTACGAAGTGGCCCTCCACATGACCGGCAAGTATCCGAGCTGGTGGGAAGGCCGACGGTTCACGCGACCGGTGCGCGTGTGGGTGTGCGGCGACACCGGTAAGACCCTGCGGGAGATCCTGCAGGTCAAGTTGCTTGGCGCTTGGGCCAATTTCGGCACCGGGCTCATTCCGGCCGATGACCTGCTCGACTGGAAGAACAAGTCGGGCGTCGCCGAATCGATCGACACCTTCACCGTGCGTCACGTGAGCGGCGGCAAGTCGCACGGCGTGTTCAAGTCCTACGAGTCGGGCCGCATCGCGTTCCAGGGCAGCGAGCAGGACATCATCGTGCTCGATGAAGAGCCGCCGCTTACCACGGCGCTCGACATCTACAGCGAGTGCATCACCCGCACCATGACCACCGATGGCCTGGTGATGCTGACCTTCACGCCGCTGTTCGGCATGACGAAGCTGATCAAGCACATGCGCGAGTCGCACGTGTGGGAGATCGGTGCCACGTGGGACGACGTCCCGCACCTGAGCCAAGAAGCCAAGGAGAAACTTTGGGCGAGCTATCCGCCGCACATGCGCGATGCCCGCTCCAAAGGCATCCCGCAGCGAGGATCCGGCGTCGTGTTCCCGGTCTCTGAGCACACGATCACGGTCGAACCGTTCATTATCCCGGCGATCTGGCCGTGCATCGGGGGCCTCGACTTCGGTTGGGATCACCCGAGCGCTGCGGCCAAGCTCGCGCACGATCGCGACAACGACACGATCTACGTCGTCGGCACCTATCGCGAGCGCGAGAAAACGCCGCTTGAGTTCGCCGCGGGCGTGCGCTCATGGGGCAAATGGCTGCCTTGGGCGTGGCCGGCGGATGGCCTGCGCAAGGACAAAGACCCGCGCGCTGGCAAGCAGCTCGCGCAGCTCTACCGCGACGAGGGCCTGTCCATGCTGCCCGAGCCGGCGAGCTTCAGCGACGAGAAGCTCGAGCACAGCCTCAACGATGGCGTGATTGGCATGCTCACCATGATGCAGGCCGGCCGCTTCAAGGTCATGGCGCATCTGACCGAGTGGTTCATCGAGTTTCGCGACTACTACCGCAAGGACGGCGTCATCGTAGCCGAGGCGGAAGACTTGATGTGCGCCACGCGCTACGCCTGGATGATGCGCCGCCATGCACGCGTGAAGCCGAGCAAGAGCCTCGGCGCAACACCAGCGAATTGGCGGACTGTTTGACATTTGACAAACAACCCGCACCACCAAGCGAGCGGCGTGAACACTGGTTCCTTCCTGTGCGGCCACACCAGGTGAAGCACACAACGGAAGGTAGCGCCGCTCGCGAATCTTCAATGGGAAGGGCGGACACGCCAACGAGGCGCGAATGCCGGAGGCTCTGTAAGTCCGTAAGCGGCGTAATGGTCCCAGCGGCGTGGCGCAGCAGTCGGGCGCTGAATAAGTCCTTCGGAGCTGGGCGCCGCGTTGCCGCCTTCCCCGCCCCCTGTATCACCCCGGCCGCCGAAGGGCCCAAGCGAGTCCGGACCTAATTCACCAAGGAGAAGGCAATGCACTACAAGAATGGACGCGAGGCAAAGAACGGTGACAAGGTTGTGCTGATTCCAAGCTACGGCTCGCCCGTGATCGGCATCCTCTACGACGCGCAGGCAGGCAACGACTACTGCAACGGCTTCATCGCGCCGATCCGACCCGGTGATCCGTGCCCGAATCTCAAGGAATGCCTGCACCTGGACGACGTGCTCAAGGCGCTGCCAGCGGAAGTCCCGGATAGCTCGAAGTAAGCGCGAAGGAACACCGGACCTGTTGGTTGCCGGCTGCGTCCGCGCCACGATACGGCGCATTTTTCTGACAACCCGCCACCCGGCGGGTTTTTCACGTCTGGAGGACCAATGACCGGCATCCGCACCCGCATGGACGAGGACACACCACCCTTTGACCTGATGCGCCCGATGACGCGAGACGACGCCAAGCGCGCCCTCGAGCATCAACTGCGCTGGCTTGACGGCTCGGGTTCGCTCGACACCGATCGCAAGGCCGGCGATGGCGTCATCTTCGTCAACCTCGACGACCCGGTCTGCAAGGCCATGGGCTTCGACGCGCTCGTCATTTGGTGCGCACAGAAGGGCCTGTCGATGGCGCTGTGCCCGCGCACGCGCATGGTCGGCCTGTACCGCGACCACACGGTGCACTGATGAGCCACGTGTTCCTGGCACTGCTCGCGCTCGCCATCGGCATCGCCATCGGGCTGGTTCTCGCGTCGATCTTCGCCCCTCTCGCCACGGTGTTCCCCTGATGCCTGCTTGGGCCGTGCTATGGCTGGGCGTGCTCGCGCTGGCGCTCGGCCTGCTCGTGGTCGTGGTCGCACGCGGCGTCTGATGGGCATCGAATTCGGCAAGAACGCGCGTAAGCAGATCGTTCGCGGCGACATGGTCGCGAGCTTCCAATATGTCAACGGCGAAGAGTCGCTCTGCCTCTGGCGCCTCAACACCCTCAATAGCTCGCTCGCGCTCAAGAACTACGGCGCGGTCGTGATCGGGCTCTCCTCCGCCTACAAGTACACGGACGACGAGTATCTCGTCGCTCAGTGCCGCACCTACGCCAAGGTGATGGGCTTCGGTGACACCGCGCGCGAAGCCCACCGCATCGCCACTTTCATCCAGGACATGCTCATCGAGCTCTGCACCATGAAACCGCTACCCGCCGCACTCGAAGAGCAGGACCCCGGCGAGCTCGCGATCAACGGCAACAAGATCGACGTCATCCTGCACTAGCAAGAGAGGACCACATGCAAGGTTTCGGATGGGCATTGAAGCAACTGCGCAACGGCGACCGCGTTGCCCGCAGCGGCTGGAACGGTAAGGGTATGTGGCTCGCGCTGCAGGTGCCCGATGCGCAGAGCAAGATGACGCTGCCGTACATCTACATGAGCACGGCACAGGGCGACCTAGTGCCGTGGCTTGCCTCCCAGACCGACATCCTCGCGATCGACTGGGAAGTCGTTGGCTGATCTGTACTCGCCCGAGGTAGGCACACCGCCCACCTTGGGCGGAGCCATGGAGACACCTGGCGCGAAGCCTCCGGCCAAGCGCCCGCTCAATCTCGACAGCGAGGAATCGCGCAAGGTGCTGCGCCAACTCGAGGAGTGGTTGGAGACCGAGAAGATTCGCCAGGCACCGAACCGCTACCAGATGGCGCTCGACGACGACTTCTACGACGGGCTGCAATTCTCCGACGAAGACGCGCAGCTCCTGCGCGATCGCGGGCAGGCCCCGTTGGTCTATAACAAGATTCAACCCGCGGTGAAGTGGGTCACGGGCACCGAGAAGCGCACGCGCTTCAACTACAAGGTCTTCCCGCGCAGCGATGGCGACATCGACGAGGCGGCGAACAAGACCAAGGTGATGGCCTACATCGACGACGTCAACAAGAGCGCATTCTCGCGTTCGCGGGGCTTCGAGAGTGCGGCGCGCGTCGGTATCGGTTGGCTCGAATGCGGCATCCGCGGCGATCCGACCATGGAGCCGATCTACGACCGGATGGAGTCGTGGCGCAACGTCATCTACGACAGCCAGGGCACCGAGCTCGACTGCTCCGACTGGCGCTATCAGTACCGGCACAAGTGGGTGGACCTCGACATCGCGCAGGCGCTCTTCCCGAAATACAAGGAGACGCTGAAGTCGACGTCGGTGTACTCCGACTACGCTGATCACCACGAAGACGAAGAGTGGTATCTCGGCCAGATCCTCCAAGAGCGCAGCGCCGATGGCACCGTGCTCAATCGCAACACCTTCATCGACACGAGCTCGTCGCTCTTCAACCGCCGGGCCCGCGTGCGCTTGAATGAAGCGTGGTTTCGCCGACCGGTGCCGATCAAGTACATCCAGGACCCCACGGGCGAGCGGCAAGACCAGCGCTTCGACCAGCTCGATGAACAGGGCCGGCAACTGCTGTCAACCGGCGTCATCAGCACCTATTCCCGGATGGGCATGCAGATGTGGTGCGCGATCTTCGTGCGCGGGCAACTGCTGCAGCTCATGCCTTCGCCGTACCGCCACAACGATTTTCCGTTCACGCCGATTTGGGCCAACCGCCGCGGCCGCGACAACGCGCCCTACGGCATGGTGCGAGTGACCCGCGACCCGCAGGAGAGCTTTAACAAGAGAATGTCGAAGGCTTTGTTCGCGATGAGCACGCGGCGCGTGGTGATGGACGTCGGCGCGGTAGCAGACATCGACGTGCTGCGCGAGGAGGCCGCACGACCCGACGGCATCATCGAGAAGAACCATGGTGCTGACTTTGATATGGCGACGGACATGCAGGTCGCCGAGGAGCATCTGAAGTACGCGATGCTCGATGAAAAGTCGATCCAGGACCTCTCAGGCGTGACCGACGACCTGATGGGCCGCAAGAGCAACGCGATCAGCGGCAAGGCGATCGAAGCGCGCCAGGACCAGGGCTCGACTGTCACCACCGATCTCTTCGACAACTATCGCCTCGCGATCCAGCTTCACGGGCAGAAGAAGCTCTCGCTCATCCGCCAGTACATGACAGTGGAGCAGCAGATCCGCGTCATCGGCGAGAAGAAGGGCACCGACTTCATCACCATCAACCAGGCGATGCCCGACGGGTCGATCAAGAACGACATGGCCCAGGCCGAGGCCGATTTCGTCATCGACGAGACCGACTACCGGACCACGCAGCGCCAAGCCATGTTCGAGACGTTGATGGAGATGGTCGTCGAGCTGGGCAAGGTCAACCCGCAATTCGCGATGAACCTCGTCGACGATGTGTTGGAGTTCTCCGACGTGCCGGGCAAGGACCACATCATCGCCACCATCCGGGCGATGACCGGGAAGCCAGATCCGAACAAGCGCCTGACCGACGAAGAGAAGCAGGCCATCGCGCAGAAGCAGGCCGAGGAGCAGGCGATGAAGGAAGAGCAGCAGCGCCTGGTGCTCGAGGGTGCCCGCGCCAAGGTCGAGGAATTGCAGGCCCGGGCGAACAAGCTCAACGCCGAGGCCGAGAACATCGGTGCCGGCGACGATGGGGAGCTCGCGGCCAGCTACAACCAGAAGCTCCAACAACTGCACGACGACACCACCAGCGTCATCGACAACCTGCGCAAGCAGCTCATCGAGGCGGAGCGTCAGATCACGACCGCCGACATGCGCGCACTCGACCACTCGCACACCGCGCAACTGGCGAGCACCACCACGATCGCGAAGACGCTCCTCGACAACGCCTCTAAGGAGCGCATCGCCTCCGCCGCCGACCGCACCGCCGAGGCGACGAGCAAGCAACTACGCGCGATCGACGGTCTGAACGAGCAGCTCCAGGCGCTCTCGCAGATGACCAAGGGCCTTGAGCGCAAGAAGCTCGACAAGCCGGTCACGCCGAAGGCCGACCCGTTCCAGAAGCTCCACGAGCGCGTCGACAGCACCGACGAGAAGGTCAACAAGGTCGCTGAGGACGTGAAGGGCAAGGCACCGCTACCGAAGGCGACCGCAGCCGCAGCCGCGGCGGATCCGCGCGTCGACGAACTCACCAAGAACGTCCAGGCGATTACCGACGTGGTGAACACGCTGGCCGAGAAGGAACGGCAACCGGCCGTGCACGTGCACACCGAACTCGGCGAGGACGAGCGCAAGAGCCGCAAGGCCGAGAAAGAGGCCGGCGATCAGCGCCACCAGCAGCTCGCCGACAGCGTCAAGGCGATCGCCGATCGGCTCGACAACCAACCGGGGCCCGCGGAGAGCGTCGACTTCGACACCGACGACCAGGGCCGCATCAAGAAAGCCCGCATCAACCGTAAAGCCAAACCACCGAAGAAGGAGTCGTCAGCATGAGAGCACTGAAGTACCTCCGCGCCGCCCTGTTGTTCACAGCATTCGCGTTGTTTGCGTCGGTGTCCTGGGCGCTGACCAGCGCGCAACTGACCACGCTCAGGGCGGCAATCGTCGCTGATCCGGTGCTTAACGCCTTACCCAACGATAGCGATGGAGCTTTTGCCATCGCTACAGCGTTCAACCTCCTGGCCTCGCCAGCATTCACGGTATGGAGAACGAATGTCGGGATTGGTGAAGTCGGCGACAACATCAACGCGACAGAGTTGGCCGGCCTCTCTTCGCTCAACGCCACGAGACTGCAAACAATCGCCCAATATTCGCCCAACGGGGTCAATCCTTCGCTTACCGATCGGCGTCAGTTCTTCGACGACATCTTCAGCGGCGCGGGCGGCACGATCACGCGGGGCAAATTGCTGATCCTCTGGAAGCGCCTCGCCACGCGCGCGGAGAAGCTCTTCGCGACCGGCACCGGAACCGATGCGGTGCCGGCGACGTTGAGCTTCGAAGGCGAACTCTCCTACCAAGACGTCCTGGCCGCGCGGGCGAACTAAGACATGGGGGCTCCAGTCTACGGCGCCTCAGTCGCTGTCTTCGGCGCCAATGACCTCGACAGCCTCGCCACATCGGCGACTTGGGTCGCGGGCCTTGAGTCCAATGTCATCACTAGTGCATGGCATTCAGCACTGCTTGCGGGACGATTCAAGGCCAATAACACCGCGCCCACCGCTGGGCAGATTCAAGTGTGGGTCGGCGGGATTCTGAACGACACGCCAACGTATCCCGACGTGTTTGATGGCACGGGAAGCGCTGAGACGGTTACTAGTGTCGACATCCGCAACTCGATCATGCGGCAGGCGGCGGGGATCGTCACGGATACGACTTCAAATCGCATCTACGAATTTGGCCCTGTCTCTGTCGCAGGGCTGTTCGGCGGGGACATCCCACCGAAATGGTGGGTGTTCGTGGCGCACAACATGGTGCAAACGCTAAACACCACGACCGGTGCTGGCGGTCAGTGCTGGTACACGCCGGTTACGTACTAGCATGTTCGACATCCGCCCCAACGCGCTCGAATTCGACGGCCTAACGAGTTACGCCAGCGTTGCTAGTGTCGCCATTGCGACGACGCCGATTACGATGGCAGCGTGGGTGTTCGTCGATCCAGCGAGCGTAAGTGAGGCCTTGAGCACCGTCCTTCAGGTTAAGAACTCGACGTCTGCGGCCTCTACTAATATGTGGGCGCTACGGATAGCTTCGGGTGGTCAGATTAGAGCGGAGAGCGCCAACGCTACGCTTTCATCTAGCTCGAATGCTCCTTACGCGGCAGCTAATCGAAGGTGGTTTCATAGTGCTGGGACCTTCGCGTCAGCCACTAATAGGGTCGGGCATATCAACGGCACACCAGGGACCGCTCAAACAAGTAACCGGGTGCCGAGCGGACTGGATTCGACGACGATCGGCGCGAGTTTGAATAGCGGCGCAGCCGCAGGATTTTTCCCGGGCGCGGTTGCGCATGCTGCTATTTGGAATGTCGTGCTCGCGCAGTCGGACATTCACCGCTTGGCGAGCGGCGTGTTGCCACCGCTCGTGGCGCGTGAAAGTCTAGTCGCCTACTGGCCCTTGATGGCTGATGGATTGCCTCCAGGCCACGACTACATGCAGGCGTTCCCGCTGACGTGGAGCGGCGGACGAAGCGTGATTCCGGGGCCGTTCAGCAGACCGAGACCATATCTGATTCCGGCGGCGGTCAGCGCCGGCAAGCCCTATCACTACTACGCGCAGCAGCGCCGGCAGGCAGCCTAAATGCCCGGATTTCTGAGACAAGCAACAGCTTCTCAGTCAAGAGCCCTGGGTCCCTTCGTGGATGATGTCGACTTCAAGTCGGTCGAAACCGCGCTGACGATCGCCAATACCGACATCAAGCTGATCGTCAATGGTGGAGCTTCAGCGAATAAGAACTCGGGCGGCGGCACGCACCGCGTGAACGGCGTGTACGGCGTCACGTTCGATGCCACCGACACGGCGACCGTTGGCGAGATGGAAGTCTCGGTATCTGTGTCCGGCGCGTTGGTCGTCTTCGACAAGTTCTTCGTGGTCGAGGAAGCGGTCTACGACGCGCTGTTCGTCGCCGCCGCGCCAGGCTATGTCGTAGATCAGCCGGTCAATGTCACCAAGGTTGGTGGCACCACGCAGACCGCGGGCGACATCATGGCCGACACCAACGATATTCAGTCGCGCTTGCCCGCAGCGCTGGTGAGCGGCCGCATGGATGCGAGCGTGGGCGCGATGGCGGCTAATGTGCTTACCGCGGCCGCGATCGCCGCCGACGCAATCACCGACGCCAAGGTTGCGGCCGATGTGACCATCGCCTCGGTGACTGGCGCGGTGGGCTCCGTGACGGCTGGCGTGACCGTTACGACGAACAACGACAAGACCGGATACGGACTCTCGGCCGCAGCCGTGCAAGCGATTTGGGACGCTCTGACTTCAGCGCTCACTACGGTAGGGTCGATCGGCAAACTGCTTGTCGACAACGTCAATGCGACGATCTCCAGCCGGCTCGCCACAGCGGGCTACACCGCGCCGGACAACACCGGAATCGCGGCGATCAAGACCAAGACCGACCAACTCGTATTCACGATTGCGAACAAGCTGGACGCGTCGATCCAGGCCGCAGGCGACTTCGCCCAAGCAGCCGCGGACAAGGTTTGGTTGACGGCTGCGCGCCTCCTCACCGCTGGCACCAACATCGTGCTTGCCAAGGGCGTGGGGGTCACCGGCTTCAACGACCTCGACGCCGCTGGCGTGCGCACCGCCGTAGGGTTGGCGGCGGCTAACCTTGACACACAGCTTGCTGCGCTGGATGTGGACATCCTGACGCGGCTGGCAACTTCCGGCTACACGGCACCGCCAACTGCGGCTCAGAACGCCGACAAGTTACTCGGTCGCAACCTTGCCGGCGGGGCTGACGGCACCCGCACCGTGCAGGACGCACTGCGCTTGCTGCGCAATAAGTCCAGCGTGGCCGCGGGGACGTTGACCGTGACGCAGGAGGATGACCTTACCCCGGCGTGGACCGCCGCAGTCGTCACGACCGCAGGGAATCCGATCTCCTCGATTGATCCGGCCTAACAGGGCGCGGCGTGTTCTACATCACTGGCCTCTATCGCCAGTGGTCGGATGGGCAGGGCATCGCGCCGCCGATTGTGGTCGTTGTCGCCGAGCCATCGGCAGTACCCCTTGGCGGCGGCGAACCACCGCGAGGACGCACGCGTTTCGGCGGCAAGATTCGCCGGCACACCACCGACGATCCGCCCAAGGTCGCCAAGAAGCGCAAACGCGCTGCCCCTGTCGTACTGCCGGAGCGCGAGCCGTTCGCGCCACTGGTCGCGCCGTCGATCGACGCCACGGCCGCGCGCGAGCTCGCCGAGCGCTTGGCCAATGCCACATCCGACGCAGCCCGCCGCGCCATCGAGCAGGAGATCGCGCGGCGTGAGCAACAAGCGCTCAAGAAGCGCGAACAAGCGCAACGCGTGGCCGAGGGCCGCGCACGCATCGCCGCACGGCGCGAGGCAGCGGCAGAGGCCGAAGCGCTGCGGCTCGATGTCGACGCGCACAACCGCCGCGTGCTGGCCGAGCTGCTCGTGCAACTCTAACTGAAGGGGTTTGAATGAATTTTCGTGGCATGTTTGGCTGGATGCAGCGCTATCGCACCACCTGCGATGGGCCGCCGGCCACAAGGCGATCCGCAGCGCGGCTCGCGAGCCACGTGACCCGCTTCGAGATCGGACCGGATGAATGGTGCGAGATCCGGCCAACGCAGTACGCCCTGCGGGTCTACAAAGGCCACTCGGACAACTACCCCGCGTCGGCCGTGATCCAGACTTACGGCGACAAGGCGTGGATGAGCATGATCAGCAACCCGGGCTTCTACCGGGCGCTACGCAACCACGTGCCGGACATCCTCGACGCGGTGGGCGTGCGCTCCCTAGAGGGCTATGTGACACCGGCGCACGCAAGGCTCATGCGCATGATGTTCAAGCACCGTGCGAGTTTCGCCATGGACGACGAATGCGGCACCTGTGCCGACCGCGACATGCCCTGGGTGACGATCTCGGCTGCGGACGACCCGCACGAACCGCGGCATTTCGGCTGACGCGCGCGTGATCATTGACCGCGCCGTCATCCTCGCGGCCCTGAGCAACACCAACGTCAAAGCCGTCCTGCGGGTGCTGCGCGCCGGCGAGAGCCATCAGAACGACGACGCCTACACGCTGCTGAACGGTGGCGGGCACTTCACCGATCTGTCGTGGCATCCGTACTACGGGCTGCCGACGCCCCCGGCGAAGGCCGCAGGTGCGTACCAATATCTCGGCACCACTTGGAAGCGCTATGCCGAGAAGTACAACGTCACCGCGTTCAGCAAAGAGGACCAGGACTTTGTCGCGGTCGCCGACATCGCTGAGCACGGTGCGCTCAATGCGGCGATCGCCGGCGACTTGGCGACCGTCATTCGCCTGCTCTCAAAAGAGTGGGTCTCGCTGCCCGGCCTTGGCACCAAGGCTCGACTCGTATTTGAAAACTTCGGCGGACGGTCGGACGCCACCGCACCACCACTGACCACCACCACGGCGGCTACAACGCCGCAGGAGAAGCCCGTGCCCCTATTACTGGCGTTGCTGCCGGCCGTACTGCAACTGTTCGCACCGCGTGCGCAAGCAGCTCTCGGCAAGATCACCGGAGCTGCTCCGGACATCGTGGAGAAGTTCGCGAGCAACGTGATCGACAAGGTGCAGCAGGTCACCGGCAAGGCCGACCCCATCGAAGCCGTCGCCGAGCTCAAAAAGAGCCCTGTGTCAGTCGTCGATCAGGTGGAAGAGAGTGCGCTCGATCATCTCGACAAGTTGCTGCCGGTGCTCGACAAGCTCGCGACCTTCGACAAGGACGCGTGGAGTGCCGAGGAAGCCTCACGCGATGCCGCTGCCGAACGTGGCCGCGCGGACGGCTTTGATTTGGGACCGCTGCTCGGCAAGGCCGCAGTCGCCCTGGTCGCCGCCATCCTGCTCGCGATGTTCGCGATCATGGGCGTGCAGACCTGGCTCTTGGACGAGCACGAGCCGACCACCGCCATCTTGACGATGGCGAGCTCCCTATTCGGCATCGTGTTCTCGACCGCTTTCGGCGCGATCTACGGCTATCGCTTCGGCTCCAGCCGCTCGAGCAGCGCCAAAGACGTGGTCCTGGGCGAGATCGCCAGCCGCGCGCCCCGACAGACGTAAAGCGTTTCGCTACACAACCGCAGTACACGAAGGCCCGCCACCCGGCGGGCTTTTCATTTTCTGGAGGCACCGAACACATGAAGCTCCCTGACACCACACCCACCGCCGAAGAAGTAGCCGCGTTCGCCGAGAAATTCCAATACAGCGCCGACGAGGTCGCCGTGCTCACACCTGAAGAGCGCGCGGCGATGCTGGATGAGCCGGAGCCGCAGAGCGCCGATCCCTCCCCCAAGGCGCCGGCCCCAGGCGACGAAGCGATCACCGAGGACGCGGACGAGTTGGAGGCCCGCGGTTACGCCGACACCGCGACCGATCCTGGCATGCCGCACGCGCGGGTGCGCGCCGAGCCCAAAGCGCCAGCGCAAGCCGATCCAGCCGCAGGGACGGCAGCGACGGCCAAACCCGCCGCTGCAGCAGTCGAGCCAGCCGCGACTACCGCTGCCGCCTCCGCGACCGCCACCAAGATAGCAGAACCGAGCGCCGCAGAACCAGTAGCGGTTGCAGAGGTCGCCGACGACGCCGAACAACCGTTCGTCGTGCGTCTGCCCGTACCCGCAGCACGCGAGTACGCCGCCGAGCTCGAGGCCGTCGCCAAGAAATTCGAGGACGGCGACATCACCACCGCCGAGCACACGAAACAGGTGGCCGAGATCAGCCGGGCGCAAGCGCACGCCGACTTCGTCACCCAGTTCAACGAACAGGCCGAAACCCAAGGCTGGGAGCGCCAGCAAACGGTGTTTCTCAACCGGCACAAGGAATATGACTTCAAG